GATCGAATCTGTTAACGCTCAAGCGCAGCAGAATATGGATTTGCGTCTGCGCCTCTTCCGTCAAGCTTTGGGAGACTTGTTCCGCATGTCGTGGAACGTGCTCCTTCAGTTTGATAAGAAAAGTCTACAGTATAGATTTCTTGAGGACAGCCTTACCGTTGACCCTGTTGCGTTGCACGACGAGTACCAGTTGGAGCCACGGGGCGGTATGGATATGGTGAGCAAAGCTATGCTGCTAAACAAAGCGGTTCAGCGCAAGCAGTTGTTTATGAACTCGCCGTGGATCAATCAGGTTGAGTTAGACAAGTCTATCCTAGAACTGGAAGACCCCTCCCTTATTCCGCGACTGGTTCAAGACCCGAATGAAAAGGCTGCTAGTGAGGTTACAGACGAGCAGCAGATTCTCCCAGCCCTGCTGATCGGAGAAATGATTCCTGCTGGGCAGGTTAACGAGCATCCGGCACGAATTGGCGTGTTAATGCAATACCTTGAAAAGGCCAGACAGGCTGGCTTGCAGATTAGCCCAGAAGGGCAGCAGGCAATTATGGCCCGACTAGACCAACTGTTGGTTGGGTACGAGCAGGCAGACACTAACAATGCTCGCTCAATGCGGGCAGATGTGGAAGATTACTTACGGCAAACTGGCATGATTCCCTCTGAGGAAGACCAGCAAGCAGCGCAGGCTCAACAGATTATGCAACAAGTGCAACCCCAACAGGCAGCAGTGTAATGGCTATTGATAAATCTAAGATGAAATGCAACTCGCCTAAGCGTCAAGTGCAGGGCGGGAAAAAGTTTGTAGTTAAGGCGTGTAAGGATGGTAAGGAAAAAATCATCCGGTTTGGCGATGCCAACATGACGATCAAGAAGAGCGACCCAGCCAGACGGAAAAGCTTTCGTGCAAGACATAAATGTGACACAGCAAAAGATAAAATGTCTGCACGTTACTGGTCTTGCAAGAAATGGTAATGAGATTTTTTAACTTTATATCTATTGCGTGGCGTCTATCTAAGCATATTCCGTGGATTGGGGAGCCAGAATGGACAGCGCAAGAATCATCAGTTTTACGCAAGTTTCTTGTGTCTGATGAGGGTAAGCGGTTCCGAATGGTGCTGCTTAATATGGTTCTCAAGCAAAACCAGCAAGCGGTGTCCAGTAAAAAAGAACTTGAATTTAATGCTGGTTTTGCAAATGGTATTCGCACGGCTGTTCACACGGTTGAAGCTCTTGCAGAAGATGTCGAAGAGCCGGAAGAATTTACATCGGATACACTCGGAGCCGAGTATTCGATGAGTGAAGGCTCCACAGTAACGGCTGATCGGTTTAGTGCGCTGATCGGGCGAGGATAGCACTAATTGGAAGAGCAAAATGCCAGAAGAAAACGGCGAAGTAACCGCCGAGCAAATGTTGGCCGCAGCTACTGAGTATGACAACTCATTATCTGCGGGGGAACCCGAACCCCAATTTGACCTCGGACAGGAACCGGAAACGGAGCCTGAAAGCGGCCAAGAAGCTGAGACGGAAGTCTCAGAAGGGGGCGAGGAAATGGCGACAGAAGCTCCGGCAGATGCGGAACCGCAATCTGAAGGGCAGGATGCTGACGAACAAGTAAGTTCATTGACAGAGGGCGAGGCTCCTGAAGCTAAGGAGCAACCCAAAAAGAGTAAGTGGGCTAAGAACGAAGAGCGCAAATCTCGTTCGTGGCAAGAAATAAATGCTGCGAAGGAGGAGGTTAAGGCCGAGCGCGAAAGGCTTGATGAGTCTCGAAAAGAAATCGAGAAGCTAAAGGTTAAAGTTCAGGAAGGCAACGCTTACAGGGATGAAGATGGCTTGTCGGCTGATGACTGGGATAAAATCGCAGAAGAAGCTGACGATAACGGCGAGCGGGAAGATGCTAAGATTGCTAAGAAGGAGGCTAAAAAGCTTCGTGAAAAAGGCAATGAAACAGTAAACGACCTGCAAGCAGAGGAGATTAGCAAGAAACATCAGGAAGACTGGCAGGGCGCGTATAACGAATTACGCGCTAAACACCCAGAGCTTGATGATAAAGACGCTGATCTCACACAGAAAGCCAACGGACTCCTGCGGGAATATCCTGATTTGGTTTACTTGCCAGAGGGTAAGGGACTGCGACACGCAGTTCAAATTGCTCAATGGCAAATGAAAGCTGAATCTGCTGATTCGAGCCAATCTGAAGTTAAAGAACTTACTGAAAAACTAACTAAACTGGAAAAAAAATTGTCCGTGAATGGCGGTTATACAAACGAGAAGGTCGGTGGAACGCGATCATTTGATGAATTATCAGATGATGAGCAGTCTGCTGCCCTTCTTAGTGCTGCTTTGGAACACGATAACCGAAGCTAATAACTGCTTCACGGGCTAGTAACTTAGGAATAACATTATGGCTACAAATACTAGCTCTACTCTTTCCAACCAGTACCAAAACTTCTTCAGCAAGAAATTGCTGTCCTACGCTGTTGAGGCACTTGTGTTGGATCAATTCGGTGAAAAAGCTCCGTTACCCGCGAAAGCAGGTCACAAGGCTATCACTATGTTTCGCTACGGCTCACCTTCGACTGACGCAATCACTGACTTAGTTGAAGGCACTGCGCCTACTGGCACTCGCTCACTGACGCTCTCGAAGATCGAGAAAGCACTCACTCAGCGTGGGCAAGTCGTTAAGCTGACGGACATCCTGACTGCTACCGACCTGTTCAACAGCTTGCAACAAAGCATCAAGACTTGCGGTGAAGACGCTGCTCTTGATCTGGACACCATCACGCGCAACGTGCTTGTTGGTTCTAACGCTGCTGGTGACGCTAAGGAGAATGGTGACGGAGTTGCCCTCGACAACAGTGACACTCTTACTGAGATGTACGCTGATGGCGGGACTGACTACACCACGTTTGAGGCTACCACTTCGGGCAACACGCTCGACGCTGGTGCGATCCTCGACGCCGTAACTAAGCTGAAAGTAAACCGCGCTAACCCCGTCTCTGGCGGTCATTATGTGTGTGTTGCTTCTCCGCAAGTTCTAAGCGATCTGATGAAGATCAATGAGTGGTTGAATGCCGCCCAGTACAGCAATGTTAGCGAACTCTATAAGGGTGAAGTTGGCTCGTTGTACGGTGCTAAGTTCGTGATGACCACCAATCCGTTCATTAGCGGCATCGCTAATTCTGCGGATGATGATCGCTTCGACTACGATAGCTCCGGTGGTGGCGGTTTGGCTGCTGGCAAGGACGTTCACGCTTCCTTGTTCCTCGGCCAACAAGCCTACGGTGTGCCTGATCTGGGTACGCAGTCTCCGTTCAGCCCGAAAGTGATTATCACCGACGAAGCTGATAAGAGCGATCCGTTGAATCAAGTGACCAATGTCGGCTTCAAAACCTTCTGGTCTACCTTGCGTTTGAACCCGAACCATTACATCGTGATGCGGAGCAAAACCGCTTCGGTTGCCTAGTAATAGACACCGTGCATAGTAAAGGTACGGTTGTAATGATTGCCGTGGGTGGCGCGGATAAACGCGCTGCCCACGGTCATTGCGGCTGTAAACACTCTAAGAAAATGATTAAGATTCCTGTAGCGGCCCTAGCCGCAGAAGATGAAGGCGGTCAAGATATTGCTCCTGAAGTGGGCGATATGGTCGCGTTGGATGTTGTCGAGGGCGAGATTCGTTCTGTAAGCGAAGACGGTATGGTTCATGTTGAGCTTAAAACCGCTGGCGGTGAACCGATTGAATACGCTGATGACGAGAAAGAAGAGGAACCTGAAGAGCCGTCTGAAGACGCTATGGAAGCAGAGCTTATGGCTGCTGCTGAAAAGGCAGACGAAGAAGAAGGTTACTAATGCCTATTTACTCTTTTGTTTCGGAAGAGGGTGACGTAATCGAGAAGGTTGTTCCACGTGGAACAGACTCGGTTGACATCGGCGGCAAAAAATACAAGAGGTCGATTGTGAATGAGGGCTTCTCCATTGGGAGTTTGGTCAACATTCCGACACCTGCGGAACAAGTTAAGCAGGGCTACCACAAGCTTGAGCAAACAGAAGGCTCAAGTTTTTTGCGTAAATCGCAGTTTAGTACAAAACAGATTAAAAAAGCTTGGGGGTTTTAAATGGCTGGCAAGAAGACGATTACCAATTTAAGTGAGTTAACATCGGCAGCATCTAATGATGTGCTTCCGATTGTGGACGTTAGCGATCAGTCGGTAACGTCTTCTGGTGAGACTAAGAAGATTACCGTTGATAACCTTATAGCTGACAACATAATAACCTCCGCAAAGATTGCTAATGATGCGGTGACTGCGGCAAAGATCGCTGACACAAATGTTAGTGCGGGCAGTTATACTAACGCTGACATTACCGTAGACGCGCAGGGACGCATAACAACGGCAGCTAACGGAACGGCTGGCGGAGGTGGGGAGGTTAACACTGCAAGCAATGTTGGCTCTGGTAGCGGCACTGAGTTTGGGTTTTTCAAGCAAAAAACAGGTTCAGATTTAGAGTTTAAAAAGATTAAGGCAGGGTCAAACATTACCCTGACTGAAAACACTAGCGACATTACTATTGAGTCAACAGCTTCTGGCTCTGGTGGGGGAGACATAACTGGCGTTGATATAACTGCTGGTAATGGCCTTAGTATTACGCAATCCAACACAGGGTCGGGCAATTACACTGCTACAGTTTCTACTGACCTAAAGGCCAATGGCGGTTTAGTCATTGAGTCTGCTAAAGTGGCGGTTGACTTAGCGGCATCGAGTATTACGGGAACTCTGGGCATAAGTGACGGAGGTACAGGGGGAGCCACTGCCAGTGCGGCTAGGACAGCTTTAAGCGTTGACCCCGCTGGAACAGACAACTCAACAAATGTCAGTTTAGCAGGAACTCCAGACTACATTACGATAGATGCGGCCACTCAAGTAATTACTCGGAATCAGATTGATCTAGCTTCTGACGTAACAGGAACGCTTCCGGCTACAAACGGCGGTACTGGGCTTACTAGCATTACTACTTTGCTTAATACTAACACTACGGCCACTGATGTAGGGTTAAGCGATGTAGAAAACACTGCACTGTCTTCTTGGGGAGGAACTGCAAATGTTACAATTTTAGGGACGGTTGCGACAGGAACGTGGCAAGGGACTGCGATTGCTGACAGTTACGTTGCCAGCGCGTCAACGTGGAACGGAAAGATTGCTAACGTCTCCGAGGATACTACACCGCAGCTAGGTGGCGATTTAGATGTCAACGGGCAGGACATTGTAAGCACATCCAACGCTGACATTGAGATTGCTCCAGATGGTACAGGTGCAACGGTGTTTAAGGGCAATACGAACGCTGGTGCAATTAAGCTGAACTGCGAATCAAACAGTCACGGGCAGACTATTATTGCCCAACCGCATTCGGCCACTGTAACCAACACGCTCACTCTTCCTGCGGGTTCTGATCAAGAGATTGTCGGCACTGCTGCTACCCAGACTCTTTCTAATAAAACCGTAACAGGCTACGGCAAGACTGACACAGCAACCGAATGGACTGCCGCCCAGAACTTCAATAGCCGAGCTTTAACATTTAATGCTAATCAGGATTGGAATCTGAACACCGATCAAGTTTGCGAGTTAACTCTTACAGCAAGCACGGTCTTTAACGCCCCAACAAATATGCAGGACGGTGGGTTCTACTCAATCACTCTTATTCAGGATGGCACAGGCAACTACACGGCGGGGTGGGATGCAGTGTTTAAGTGGGCTGGGGGATCGGCCCCCACAATAACTGCAACTGCCAACGCCAAAAGCATAATTACATTTAGATCAGACGGAAGCTCAATGCTTGAGGTGGGCCGTCAACTGAACGTGAGCTAATCGAATGGCAGCTAACCTCATATTACCAGCAGGGAGTGCAGCGGCTGGCTCAACCCCAGCCGACCCTGTAACACGTTCGCTGCGGTTTGATGGTAGTTCCTCAAAGCTGACCCGCACCCCTAGCTCTGCCTCCAGCGCAACCGCTTGCACTATTTCGTTTTGGGTTAAGAGGGGTAAATCGGATGAAGAGAATACAGTGTTTCACGCTGGAACCGCTAGTGGCGACCGAGGTCATGTTCGATTTAATTCAAACAACACCCTCGAAGCATCTTGCTACAATGGCAGTTGGTTTTTTGAGTTAAAAACAAATGCAGTCTACCGTGACCCCAGTGCCTTTTATCATATTTTTGTATCTATCGACACAACAAACGGCACAGGCAAGCTATTTGTAAACGGCGAAGAACCTTCCCTACAAACCAACACTACAAACTCAAGTTCCACAGTTCTTCCCTTCGGGAAAACAATCGAGCATCAAATTGGTCAGCGGGGGTTTGATTCAGCGGGGTACCACAATGGGCTGGTGTCCGATTTTTATTTCATTGACGGGACAGCTTTAAGCACTCCGGTTGGGAATCTGATAGAGGACACAGGGTATTCGTCCCACAAGCCCAAGGCGTTCGATATGTCCAGTTACTCTGGAAATTCGTTCCACCTAGAGTTTGAGGACAGCAGCGACATTGGATCGGACAGCACATCCAACTCAAACGATTGGTCAACGACAGGCATCAGTAGCCACGATGTAATGCTGGATACTCCGACGAAGAATTACTGCACTCTAAACCCACTAGACAAACACTCCAACATTTCTTTAGAGCAAGGCAACTTAAAGACATCTGATTCGGTTACTGGTGGGAATAATTACGATGGGATACGGGGAACGATAGGACTACCAAAAACAGGCCAGTGGTATTGGGAGTGTAGGCTTTCAACAGAAAGTTACATTACTGCACTGGGGATTGCTGATGGCTCTGGCGACATCCAAGGGTCACAGAATGCGCCTTCCAAAAGAAACTTTTTAGGAGTAGGCTCTTGGTTCCGAATATACAATTCCGACACGCCAAAACATATGGTAAATCAGGACGGAACATCCGGCTCTGATTGGTCGCAAGCCTCTAATCCATCTCAATCTGGTGGCTCTATTTATATGGTTGCCGTCGATATGGATAATGGTACGGCTTGGTGGGGCAAGGACGGTTCTTGGTTTGCGAACTCAAGCGGGACAACTGCTAACCCCGCCTCCAACGCTGGCGCACAAGCTACTGGATTAAATGACGGGACAACGTGGTTTCCTTTTTCCCAGCAAGGCGACCAAACGGCAGAGGCCGCTATGGCTTTTAACTTTGGGGCCGATAATACATTTGCTGGGGCAGTTGCCAGCGGCCAAGACACTAGC